GCCAGAACCAACGCCGAAGTTGGGGAGCAGGCCGCCAGGCGTGGCGCCGTTGATCAGAGCATCGGGAGTGCCGACTCCACTGAGGAGTCGACCCATGCCGCCGCCAGCGCTTCCGCCGCCACCGGACGAGCCGGCGCCTGCGTAGGCGTTGCTGAGCCCGCCGCCGCGCCGCATGGCACTGATGTCAGTGCTCATGAGGCTGGCCCGTTCGATCTTTCCGCCGAACTTGTCGAGCTTCTCGCCCAGATAGTTCATCGGGTGAACGTCTGAGGGGTTGAAGCCCGAGCCGGACTGCTTGTGGTACAGCTTGTTCTTGGCTGTGCTCTGGCGAGCGCGCCACTCGCTGGTCGTTTCCATTGTGCCGTCCGGCTTCCTCATCTTGCGAGAGGTGTCAGACGTTCCGACGTCGTTCATGGCCGTGGCTGCGAGAGCCATGGTCGCGGGACCTCCGAGGATCGCAGCCAGGCCTGCCACGAGGGTAACCAAGGTCGAGAAGACCGAGATAACCGGAGACAGTGCCGTGAGCGCAGCCACCAGGGCGACGATCTTGGCGGTGAACTTTCCGAGTGCTTCCGCATCCGAGCCGCCGCCGAAGTACTTCGACAGGGTCGTGAAGATGTCGCCGATCGTGGAGGCAACCTCTCGCAGACCGGCCGCGAAGCCGCGAGCGAACTTGAAGTAGTTGTCGGTGTTTCCTGCGCTGCCCTCACCGGGCTTGCCGAAGATGTTCTCAAGCAGGTCACGGAACGTGCCCTTCTTGCCGAGGAAGCCCTCGGTGAGACCATCCAGGATGGCCTTGAACTTCTCCTTGAGTCCGCCAGTCTTGACAGCGTTGTACCAGTCAGTGACGTACTGGCTGAGCTGCTCCACGAACGGCTTCATCGTGTCGCCGAGTTCGGTCTTGACGACCTTCCACACGGCGCTGATGCGATCCATCAGGAACTCAAGGCTCTTGGCGTATTCGCTCCAAGCCTCGCTGATGAAGTCGTTGCCTTCCTTCTGGTTTGCGGCTTCCTCTGCCAGCTCCTGCGTGCGCTTCAACATGTCAGGCGACGCGATCATGTTCGCCAGGAAGCGCGAGAAGTCCTCGCCGAAGATCTGCGACATCGCCTTCTTGCGGTCGAGCGGCTCCTTGATCTTGCCGAACGACTTGATCAGGTCGAAGATTGCCGTGTTCGGGTTCTTCTTGATCCGCGCTTCGATGTCCTGATACGAGCCATAGCCCAGCTGACCGGGCAGGCCCATGAAGAGGTTGTCTTCCTTGGAGCGGTGATGCTTCTTGGTGATCTTGTCCGCTTCCATCGTCAGCTCGGCCAGATTGGTACCGAGGCTGCCAAGGAATCGGGCTGCCTGCTGACCCTGAGCACCGGCCTGGATGGCCGACGCGCCGAAGGCCAGAGTCGACTGCTGGTTCATACCCAGCATCGCACCAGAACCCATACCGGTGCGGAGGAACGAGAACATCTGATCGGGACGCGCGGCGGTCTTGGCCGAGAGGAAGGCGGCGATGTTGCCGAGCCGGCGGACGCCGGTCATATCCTTCAGTCGCCCTGCACCGTGCTCCTGCGCGATGGCGTAGCCCATGCCGTCCATGGCCTGATCGACCTCGACGCCAAACGTCTTGGCGAGCATGGTGACCATCTCACCAGTGGCTTCGGCCATGCTTTCCGGAACGCCGGCCTTGGCAGCTTCGACGACGGTCTGCATGTAGCGAGCCGGGTCTTGACCCAGCTGAACGGCCTTCGGAAGGATGCGGCTCCGCAAGCCGCCGAAGCCGCCCGCGATCTGCTTCTCGTCCATGTTGATGCGAGCGTTCGCCTCAGCACGGTCCATGTCGGTTGCCGACCGGATCGAGGACGAGACCGCCCGGCCGCCGCCGTACGCGAGGGCGCCGCCCACGAGCGCGGCCTGATAGCCTCCGCTTCGCACCGAGCCGGCAACGTTCTGCAGAGAACGGGTGAAGGCCGCTCGCGACCGCAGCGCTGATGCGCGGGCCTGACGATCCAGCCTCTCCTGCTGCCGGAATCTGGCGAGCGTCAGAGCGCTCTCAGCCTTGTCCCTGGCCGCTACGGAGCGAAGATAGGCCTGATGCTCCCTGTTGTAGATCGAGCGATAGGCCTGCGCGTACTTGACCTTTTCCTTCAGGTCGTCGGCGTACCGCCGCTTGTCTTCGCCGCTGGACTTTCGCCACAGCTTCTGGGTCTTTTCGATGTCACGGCGCATGCCGTCCCAGACACGGGCGTTCATCTGGCCCAGTTCACGGGCCTCTTTCGCCATGTCGGTGTATTTCTTGGTCAGGCCGTTGATGGCCTTACCGGTCCCCTGAAGATCCTTCATGATCTTGGGGGAGATGATCCTGTCCTGGATCGCGTTGGGCGCGAAGGACTTGTTGATCTGGTCCTTGAGCGCCTTAATCTTTGCTTGCAGAGCTGCGATGGTCGCCGAACCGCTGGCGCGAAGCTCCAGCTCGGCTATGACCTTCAAGTGTTCGTCAGACATCCCAGCTCCCTAGAGATCCAAATGAAAAGACCCAGGGCTATCTCCCGCCCTGGGCATTCTTGAGCGCTTCAGCGTCTCGTGTGTTCAGTGCTTGGACGCCGTCAGCGACGAGCATGAAGTCATCGAAGTCCATGCGATCCACGTCTTCGAGCGTCCATCCGAAACGCTCGAAGATCGGGAATGCATCGACGATGATGTTGCTTACTCGCTCGCCATGGGCTTCAAAAAATCTTCGAACCACTTCTTCATGGGCGCGAAGTCTTCGATGTCCATCTCGGAGATCACCTTCTCGTCGACCTCGCACAGGTCGGACAGAACCTTCTCCATCGCGGCGATGGCGTCCTTCTCCATGCCCTTGATGAAGTTGCGGAGGTCGCGCACCTTGGGGCGGCGAGCCTTCATCTCGGAGTACGTCGCGCCGCGGTACTCGAAGGGCTGGGAGAGCGTGAAGATTTCGGTCTTGATTTCGGTCGTCATTGGTTTGCACACCTATTTCGAAAAAAGAAAAAGGCCCCGCCGGGTTGACGGGGCCTCGTAGTTGGGAGCCTGGCTGACCTTAGTAGGTGAAGCCGAGGATCCGGCGAGCGCTGGCGCTCTTATCAACGCCACCGATCATGGTGACCTTGTTGAACACGTCGATTTCGGCAACGGTGTTGCCCTCGACAACGTGCTGGTAGTAGTTGGCGACGACGTTGATCGTCATCTCGACCTTCTTGCCGGCTTCCGCCTTGGAGGTCTTGATCGCCTTCACCAGACAGAACGTGGTGATCATCACGCCCTTCTCGCCGCCGCCCGGGGAGAGCAGGTAGCCACGGAACGTGATCGGCACGTCGAGCGAACCCGGGCCGTAGCCGAGCTTCGTCCAGATCTGCTCGTCCCACGTATGAAGCGTGAAATCGAACTCGATCTTCTCGATGCCGAAGGGGATTTCGACCGTGCCGTCCATGCCGCCACCGCGGAACTCTTCGATGGACATGTTGATCTCGGGCGGCTGGAAGTTCGGCGCTTCGCCGATCTTGCCGACACCGTCGATCCAGACGGTGAAGTCTTGCAGAATGTTGGAGTCGCGAAGGTTGCTCATTTAGTTCTCCGGCCATGCCGAAGCGCGCCCGGTCACGAAGGACCGAGCGGCTTGGTAGGCTCATTGTTGTTGGTGAGGGTGAGCGTCCGGCCTTAGCCGTTGCTCGCGATCGCCCGCGAGAACTCCTCGATGAAGTCCACGTAGTACTGCGGGTTGCGGCGAGCGCGGAACTGCAGGTGCTCCAGGAGCGCCGGGGGTTCGAGGTCGAAGTCGACCGACAGCTCACCCGCGGAGAAGGTCGCCGGGGTGTTGATGTTCGGGTCGATCCAACACTTGCCGCCGATCAGCGCGCCGCGGGAGCGGAGCAGACGGAGGTAGGAGTTGACGTCTCCCTGGATGTCGGCGAGCAGCTGGTAGCTGAACGGCTTGTCCATTCGGCTGCGCTCGGCGCGCTCCAGGCTCTCGTACACCATGTCCGCGGTGCGGCGAACCGAGAGGTGCGCCCAGAGCGGGTCGGTGCCGGTGCCGCGCACACCCCAGAAGCGGAAACCATCATCGTGGATGATGGTCGTCACCTGGGAGGCGTTGAGCATGTTCGCTTCGCAGTCGCGGTCGTTCGGCATGAAGTCGACCGGACGGGCGGGGCCGCCGATGTTCTGGATCAGCTCGTTCGAGAACGAGTACCAGAAGCCCTTCTCCTCATCGACGCGCGCCTGGATGCCCGCCGCGTAGGCGGAGGCCGGCTTGTTCACGTAGACGGAGTTCTCGGTGTCCCAGCTCAGAACGCCGGGGTCGACGATCGAGATGCGCTGGCTGCCGTAGTCGCCGCGGTACTCGACCGCGTCTTCGTACGAGGTGCCGGGGCCGTCGAGGAAGGCGACCGCGCGGAGGCGATCGACGATCGAGGCGAACGACACGCCGACCGGATTGGCGACGTGGCCGAGGGTGACGGTGGCCGCAGCGCCCGTGCCCGCGCCCGTGATGGTCACGGTCGGGACTGCGTCGTAGCCGTAGCCGGGGTCGGTGATGATGAGCGCGCTCACCTTGCCGCCGATGACGGAGGCAACTGCCGTGGCCTGGCGTCCGCCGGTCGCGGGAGCGGAGATCGCGACGTTGGTCGTGGCCTGCACGTAGCCGGTGCCCTGGCTGCCGAGAACGAGGTTCTTGACGCCGTTGGTCGGGCGACCTCCGGTCAGACCGGGGGCGATGAGCAGCTTCGGAACGACGCGGAGCATCGGACGCGCCTTGAGCAGCGACCAGACGCCGGTCTTGCCGGACGGCGAGCCGACCGCAGCCGACCAGCTCTCTTCCTGGCTCTCGCCCTCGGCGACACGAACCACGACGATGACAGCCGACTTCTGGCTGTAGATGGCGTCGACCGCGTCGAGCAGCGTACCGGTGGACTTGAGCTGACCCGCCTTCAGTGCGTCGGCGAAGACCGGCACCGGAGTGTTGAGCGGGAAGAGATCGGGGTCAGCGTCCGGCGCCGTGCCGACGAGGCCGATCACGTTGGACTTGACGGTCTCAACCGGGCCGGACGGGCTGTCCAGTTCGATCGTTTCGAGACCGTGGAGGTATTGAACAGTCATGGGTTCTCCCAAACGAAAAAAGCCGCCCGGGAGGGGCGGCTGAGGGGGTTGGTTGTGGCGATGTTACGGTCGAAGGATCAGCGGATAGTGGGTCCACTTCTCCTGGCCGGGGATATTGGTGACCCCCTGCTCGACGGTGATGGTGCCTGAGACCAGGCGGTAGATGCCATCGCCAGCAACGAGGACGATGTCATACGAATAGGACCCGGGCGGGATCTGGGCGGCGTCCGCTTGCTTCAACCTGAGGCCAAATTTGCCGGCTTGCCGATCGACGACCGCGAGGCGACCGTTATCGGTGGAGCACGTTACAGAGAGGTCGCCGGTCGATTTCTTCTGGAGCTGCATGTACAGCTTCCAGCTTTGGTCGAGGGGGATGGTCTCGCCGTCGTTGATCAGCTGCCAGTCGCGAACCCAATCTTCGTTCGTGGCAGCGTGAAAGTCATCCATGAGCACCTGAGGAGGGCTCGCGGAGAGAATGGTTTGCATGGTCAGAGCCCTGTCAGGAGTGGCCCCTCGTAGCTCTCGACCGCCTTCGACACGATGTCGAACGTCTTCCTCATCCTGATGTCGAGCGTCAGCATGATGGCGTAGCGGTCTTCGGTCTCGGAGCGGTTGAAGACGTTGTGGTAGTGGGCACCGTTGAACGCCCAGGCCTGCGCCTGCGGGTAGTTCTTGCGGTGGATCTCCAGCTTACCGGCCGAGTAGTCCGCCAGCTCATAGACCTGAGTGTCGATGACCTCGTAGCTGAAGTCCAGATTGGTGCGGATAGGGACGTGGACGATCAGCTCGTACCAGTTCGGCCGCCGGCCGCCGGCACCCATGATCATCGAAAGCTCTGATCCGTGGCGGTGCCAGGTCAGACTGCCGCCTGCCTTGACGCACATGAGCCGGGCGCGCTGCCCCTCGCCACCAAGCTCGGTCACGACCTGCTTGATGTACGGGCTGCTGTCGGCGACCGGCGTCCACACGTAGCCTGTGCGGCCTTCGTATGGAACCTCGGTCAGGTCGTCATGGATGGACCCGTTCTGTGCGACAAGCGAAAGCCCCCGCCAGAACTTGGCGATGTGGTCGGCGTTTCGGCTTTTGGAACGGAAGGGCACGAAAAGTGCCGGATCGATGGCATCAAGTTCGACTTGCAAACGTTGCGCATCGTATGCCTTTTCCAACCACAAATGGGGGATTTTGTCAAGGGATCGAGCCAGTTCAGCGAACTTCGACATCGCGATCCTTCTTCAGTTTCGGACGCACAATGTCGCCGCTGAAGCCGACCATCCACCGGCCCGTCAGGACGAACAGTGCCGCCCGGAAGAAGGCCAGGTTGTAGAAGAACTCCGCGTTGCAGCTGTGCGTCCAGTTGTCTCCGCCCTGGTACATGCAGGCGCCCTGGCAAAGCTGCAGCACGGGGCAGCTCTGGCACTCTGGGCGCTTGCTCCAGTGCTTGGAGGTGTTGAGCGCGATATTGTCGAAGTCGTCGACGTGCCCGATCTTGTGGTTGCCGTTGGCGCCCACGTTCTGGCAGGTCATGACGTTGCCCTTCAGGTCGACCGCCAGATACTCCGGCATGTCCATGCCGCACTTCTGGAACAGGTTCTCCGAGGTGTGCTGGTTCACGATCGACTTCACGGCCCGCTGGAGCTTCTGCATCAGCATCGGCGAGCGCAGCGCGCTTCCGTCTGCCAGCTGGCGCGAGAGCGTGTCGCTGAAGGCGGCCAACTGCTCGATCGAGAAGATCGAGGACGGGTCGCTCGCATAGCTGTGGACCACACCCTCGAAGCCGACGTTGCAGCCCGGGAAATAGTCCTGAAACCAGTCGATGACCTCGTTGACGTTGTGGCTCTTGGGCGTCAGCACCGCGTTGAACGAGAAGCGCGGATGAAAGGTCTGCTGCGCGTACTGGATCATCGCGAACTTGGCGGGATCCTCGAACGGGTCCTCGCCGCGGATCGAATGCCCGGGGCCGTCATGGCTCATGGTGACCGAGAAGTCCCAGGCCTTGAGCTGATCGATGATCTCGCGGGTGAAGAGCGAGCCGTTCGTGATGATCGAGAACCGGGCGTTCGGGAACTTTTCCTTCAGCGCCGGCACGAGGATCTCGATCTTCTTCCAGTAGAGCAGCGGCTCGCCGCCCCACAGCTCAACCTTCTGCATCCCTTCCGGGCTGGCGATCCAGTTGTCGATGTTGGCGATGAACTCGCTGGCGTCCCGGGTGCTCGATGCCGCGGCCATCTGCACTTGGAGGGCCTGGAGGCAATAGGAGCACGAATAGTTGCAGCCGAGGCCGAGCTGAATCTTCAGCTTGGTGATCTCCCGGACCTTGCGGCCGGGCTGATCGTAGTCCACGGCGATGAAGGGGCGGGCCTGGCCCGGAGTCGGATCGTAGAACGGGTTGCTGGTGAGGTCGACGGCCTGGAAGCCGTCCTGGCCGAGCAAGCGTGAGGTGTGCTGATCGTAGAACAGAGGCACGACCTCTCCGTCCTTACCCAGCATTTCCAGTCTGATCATTTTCGCTTTCGAGATAGGCTGCCAGCGGCAGCGGGTCCTTGAACCGGTAGATCATCGAGTCGTCTCCCACACAGACCCACGAGACCCTTCGGTATTCGATTGGCGCTCCCTGACCTGCCGGAATGAAGCACATTCGCTCCGGGTGGTAGCTGTTCAGCAGGCAGTTCGGGTGGCTGAACGGATGCCGGTCCTCCCTGCCCGCGTAAACACGGGACCAGAAGCACTCGACTCCCTCAGACCAGAAGTGACCGACGCCCCAGTTCACGACGTCAATGAGCGCGTCAGACCAGACGCATCCGCTCCCGCGCGGAAGGTTGGCGTCCGGGTCTTCTATGAAAGTGGCGACGGTGATGTTGGTGTTGTCGACCCATCGGTAAAAGCCGGCCCATGCGACGAGCTGGTCGCTGTGGTCGAAGTAGCCGAAGTAATGAGCCATCGCCTGGGGGAACAGCTGGTCGATGTGGTCCTTGGCGAAGCGCCTGAAGTCCGATCGCACCGGAGCGCTTGGATCGTTGCACCACGCTCCTACGCCGCTGCTGTGCTTCTCGATGATGGCATGCATCTCGTCCAGATCGGCAGGCGTTAGATGTCGGATCTTCGGCATGGTGCTCCCTTCAGCGCCAGAGCTTGGCGCCCATCACCGGCTCGGTGATCTTGGCCGTATGCGGATTGGTGATCTCCAGCATCGTGGGGCCGACGAAGGTCTGGTGAGCCAGCTCGATCTTGCCCTCTGCGATGTAGAGGAAACTGTTTGGCTCCACCTCGAACGTGTCGCCGGCTTTGCCGCCAACGAATGAGCGCTGCCAGAAGACCGGCTCCTTACTCTTCGGGGTGATGCAGTGATACTCGCTGTCCGGCGCGGTGGCGCGGAGCTTGTAATTGTCGATGCCTCGCACGATCTGCGTGGCGCCGCTTCCAGCTGGACGAGGGTCTGGCGCGTGGTCGCCGCCGAGAGCCTCGAAGCCGCCCTTGGTGTAGACGGGGATGGTGTGGAGCGGCCTGGCGTCGTCCTTGCCTTCCAGCAAGTGGGCGATAGCCGGCGCGTCCGCCGCAGTCATGCCGCGGGTCAGTTCAGACGGGGGACAAACCCTCTCCTCGCCGGCATGCGCCGTGAAGATCGTGATCGTGAAATTCTCGAAGCGGATGCGCCTGAACTGCATCGTCACACCTTGTGGGTTTCCATGGGCAGACCGACCGGATCTTCCATGGGACGATCGATGCGGTGCGTGAATTGTCCTTCCAAGGCGGCGGGGGCCGGTGAGGCCTCCCGCGCCAGAGTGTCGAGGTACCTGGCGTGGAAGGATTGCCAGGGGAACTGCATGACGATTGCGCCACGCTGCTCCTCTTCAGAATGGTTCAGAGGAATGAAGACGCGCTTGACCAAGCTGCCGAGCGTCTCGTGTCGATATTCGACCTGAGCCCAGCCATCCTTGCTCCAGATGTTGATCTTGTAGCTGAAGGTGGTGCTCAGCGGCGTGGTCATTGATCCTCACTTACTGCACGCACACGCGCAGTCGCACGCGCAGGCACAGTTCCATTCGTCGTGGTTCGATTTCCCGTAGAACATGGACATGGGGAAGTTCGAGCCAGGGAATGTCCCTGTGCCCGTTGGTCCGCCATTCAGGAAATAATAGGTTCGGCCGACGTAGCTGCTCATCGCAATGCCGTAGCCGAAGACGGAGTTGACGGTCGAAAAGGCGACCGCTCCTGATCCAGGAACGGCCATCTCTTAGATCCCCAACTTTGCTTCGATCGCCGCGAGGCGCGCTTCGAGTGCATCGCTCCTGTCAGCCAACTCCTTCACAGCCTCGACCAGGAGGCCGGAGAGCTGCTCGTAGTAGATGTTCAGGAGATCGAGGCCCGACTTGCTCTTGCCGAACTTGTCGGTGTCGAACGGCGCGAGACCAACGGCTTCCGGCAGAACCCTCTGCAGATCCTGCGCCAGCAGACCGGCCTTGCGACGCGGTTGCTCGGGAGCTTTCAGTTCCTTGGCCAGATCACTCTGATCCCAGGTGACGCCACGCAACTGCCGGATCTTCTCCAGCGCGTTGGTGATGATCTCGATGTCCTTCTTCAGCCGCACGTCTGAGACGCCGTAGACGATGTCGCCAGCGGCTCGAACCTGGTTTGCGACCGGGGTCGTGGCTGCGCCGTAGCCGTTGCTGTAAAGCAGACCAGCCGCCGTACACTGCATTCGCACAGCCGCGCCATCCGACCAACCACCCCAC